CTCCCCACTAGCTTGAGTTATAGCAGAAGGGTTATTATGTCCGTTTCCTCCACCACCTACTGTAATAGTGTAAGTGTCTCCCGCAGCGACTGTGAGTCCAGTGCCTGTTCTAAATCCTCCAGCGCCTCCACCACCGCCACCACCGTTGCCTCCGCCACCACCGCCTCCTCCAACAATTAAATATCTAATAGAAGAAACTCCTGTAGGGCAAGTCCATTGTCCAGAGCCTATGAAAGAAATAACTTCATCTGATAATCCTGCGTACTTAATAATTACTATTCCTGAACCTCCAACACCTCCATCACTAGTAGTTCCTCCGTCTGCACCGCCACCACCTCCTCCACCTGTATTAGCAGTTCCAGAACCTCCTGCTGTTCCAGATGAATTATTTGTTCCATCTCCACCACCTCCTGTACCACCATCTCCTCCCGGTCTTGAACCCACTTGTGCGCCACCACCACCACCGCCTCCTGCTCTTGTTACAGAAGACCCTGTTATATCACTAGCAGTGCCATTACCTCCATCACCACCCGCAGAGCTATCTCCGTTTCCTCCAACTGCCCCTGCTCCTCCTCCACCACCTTGTGTGGTAAAAGTAGCATTATCAGACACCCCAGTGCCTCCGTCATTTCCTTGTGAAGGAGATGTGCTTGGAGTGTTACCAGAGCCTCCAGAGTGTGTGCCATTAGGGAAGCCCCCAGCACCTCCGCCAGAACCCCCATCACCACCGGGATTCCTACCCGCACCTAAACCACCTCCTGTTGAAGTTACGGTACTAAATGGAGACGGCCCTGCTATAGAAGAATCTGCTCCTTGTGATCCGCTAGCATAACTAGCCCCTGCACCAGCCGCACCACCGCCACCTATAGTAATAGTGTATGTATCCCCCGGATTAACTGTAAGCCCTGTTCCTGTTCTAAAACCACCTGCTCCACCACCTCCACCTGCGTTTGCCGCACCTCCGCCACCTGCAACTATAAGGTATTCAATTTCAGTTACACCAGTAGGACAAGTCCAAGAACCTGTTCCAGTGAACTGCAAAATTTGAGTAATAACGCCTCCGCCAGAGGCAGCAGCAAAGTTAGTAAAAAGAAGTTGATGTATGCCTGTCATTATTATGTTCCTGTAACATACGCATGTTGAGCTGAAACAAACAGAACTGACGCTATTTTATTTGCACCTAAAGTAATAGTAGCCGTTGCTGATGCCTCGCCAACTTTAAACATTGAAGTAATATTTGATGAGATTGTTGCTGATGCACCTGCACAAACCACTGAAAATATATCGCCTGTGTCAAAAGTTCCAGCCGCTGTAGGAATCACTACGGTCTGGTCAGAAGAAGTTAAAAATATAAAGTTTCCCGCATCTGTTTGAGCTGCAGATACAGTAGTGATAGCAATTGTCCTCGATCTAGGAATGTCTCTCAAATCTCCATCTACATCAGATACACCTCCTGTTGCTAAAAAAGTACCTCCAACAGAAGTATTACCCACTACACCTAAATTACCTGTGCTATTTGCTGTGGCAAGAGTAAAAGTGCCTGTAACAGAAGCATTATTAGTTATTCCTAATGTAGCTCCCACAGAAACAGCACCTATGACACTTAAAGTGCCTGCATTATCTTGATTACCTGTAACCGTAAACGCTCCGCCTACAGAAGCAGCCCCACCAACTGATAGAGTATTTAATACTTCCATAGCACTTGCACTACTAACAGCAGAAGTTACAGCCGAACCATCGGTGTATACTATTGCCGCACCTCCAGCAGGTACTGTTTGAGTATTAAATAAATTTGTTCCTGCTGCTGTACCGTTTCTAACTGAAACATCTACACTTAATGTATTGTTTATAAGATAGCTTTTCTCAACAGTAGGTAAAAGTAAAACATGACCTGCCGTTCCTGTTCCAACTAAGTTTAAACGAAAGTTTCTTCCAGCCTGCAAAGCATTTGAATCGGTTAGTGTTACAGATGCAGTTGGAGCATCATCAGCAAAAGTAACATCAGTTGTTCTTGCGATAGCTTCTTCAATGGCAGAAAGATTATTGTTAGTTATAGTTCCCCATGCACCAGAGTTTTCCCCTGTTGCCATGAGTTGAATTTTTAAATCTGGTGACGCTGACGAAGCCATAATGTTCTCCTATGCTGCTTCTATTATATCCCAATTGGGGGTTTGATCTGTATCTACTTCTCCCCAAATTAATGTTTTACCTGCTGTTCCAATGCCTGAAACTCCTGATGTAAGCTCTATTTTTGCACTTAAAGAAATAAAAAAACCATCTCCTAATTCAGCCGTTCCAGATAAACCTGTTATTAATGCACTTGCACCTCCGCTGACTGAAACCGTTCCCAGAAACATCGCTGCTGAAGCTCCAGTTACATCAACTCTATACTCTACGTTAACAGTCGCAGTACCAATAGAGCCAGCAGCACTGACTCCATCTACAGTTAAGTCAAGTTGAGGCGCACCCCAACCATTTCTTGCCCACGGTCCTGTACTCCAGCCCTCGTAGATAACACTTGTGGGCATTTTACGCTATTCTAATAATTGCTGCTGCACTGGTTGCCGCAGGGAAAACAATTGTAAAATCACCCGCTGTTGCTGCTTTTGATCCTCCAAAGTCTAACACTGCTACTGCTGCATTAGTTAAAGTAGTTCCAGCATTATTAGATGTAAACGGAGTGCTATTGTAAATCAACGCTCCATCTGCCGCTAAAGTAACATTTAAAAAAGTTAGATCAGCAAAATCTACAAAACCTGATGTAGAGCCTGATGTTACTCCAACCACTGTTAACGCAGAACCTGCGGTAACATAATTAGTTCCCACACATTCGCCCGCTGTAACAAACCCAGTTGTAGAGGCATTTAATGTTGCTCCAGATGAGTACAAAGCAAGTTTAAACGTACTAGCCGCACTCGAACCTGTTGGATGAAAATTGTGCATACTTAACATTACTTCTTGTTTAAATGAAGTACACATTGCTTGTGTAATTGCCATACCTAACTCCCTATTCGTCTAAAATTTTTATTAATTCAGGATGTCCTGCTTGCCTAAACTTATGTGCCAATGTCGTGTTATTACTGCTTATAGCTTCTTTCATGTAGTGAACTATAACTTTTCTAATATTCTCTTTAAATGCTTCTGCTTGTTCTCTAATAACAGGATGTGTTTGACTGCCAACAGATATAATTTTATCTACAGCCCTTTCAGATATTTCTTCTGGAGTGAAGCCTCTATTAGAAGTTGTGTAAACTTTTACATTTCCCCCTAATAATGCGGATGTACTATTTCCTATCATTTGACTTCATACCTCGCTTGTTCTGTTCTATACATATCTTGACGATTTTTACCTTCACTTAATTGTTTAAGTAACGATAAACTTTCATTATACCGTGCTGTATAGTTTGTTAAAACATCAGGTTCTGCTTTTGTAAAAGCAGCAGCTTCTAGTAAAGATCCGTATAATAACAACGAATCAAAATTATCTCCAAGCCATGATGTCCCTGCGGTTACAATAGACTCTGGATAATAAAAGTAATGCAACTCCGTTGAATAGTTTTGATCTGGTGTTGGGCCTACTATATATGTATCATCATCAAACAAAGCATAATGTGTAGGAGTTGCTGTGTCTGTTGGAGTTGGAAATGCTTCTCGAATGAAACTAACATCTTTATTTAAAAGATAACTATAAGCTCCTGTAGTAGGATCAATTACAGCTAAAGAAAAATTAGCTAACCAATCTGAAGGAGTTTTTAGATATTGATTATTAGCTGTTAAAGACCCTAATACATTCTTTCTAAGATTTAAAAGTTGAACAGAGTTAAACACACGTTGCTCAGTTTGTTCTATAAATGTATTAACTTGTTCAGTGCTGGTTAAAGAAATAGAATTACCAGCACTATCTGTAAAAGAAGTGTCAGGGAAATCGTTTTCACAATACCCTTTTATAGTTTCATAAAGAGTAGCGTAATTCATTATGCAAGCCTAGTTGAAGACTTATTACCTTTTGTAGCAGC